AACTACGCAGATACTCGTATGACCGGGCAAAGATGGGCGAGCCATCCACCGTCATGCTGATGGTATCGCGCCACCTGTCTGGCTTGGGATAGACCGCCACCCCGATCTGCAGATTGGTCTGCACCGGGCGGATGAAGCCCTGGATCTTCAACTCACGCGCAATTCGGCGCTGCGCCAGCGTGATCAACCGCGGCAACTGCTCATAAACAATCTGATCGCTCTCAGCCGTGAAGCCGCGCTCAAGATAGCGTCGGACATCCACCAGCAAGCTCTCATACGTCATGGTATACATGCGCGCTCCGGAACTTATTTCCGCCGCTGGTTCAGCCTGCGCCGGGTTAAATATACCTCTTGCCAATCAAAACAATCAAGCCATTTCAAGCATTGGCCATTTTCAACGCCTCGGCCTCAACCTCATCCACCCGGCGCAGCCAGCCCTTCCCAAACGTGGCAAAGGTCGGCAGGGACCGATAGAACTCCCGCCGGGCATTGGAGAAGCCCACAATCGTGTCAGCAGCAGGCTTGCTGGCCACCGCCGCCAAAGTCATGGGGCCAATTCCCCCGTCAGGCGTCACACCCACCACCTGCTGCAACAGCTTGGCCGCCCGGCCTGGGCCGCCATTCACCGCCATGTCAAACACGACAAGATCAACACCAGCCGGCATCGCATCACAAGAAGCCTTGTCCCAATAGCCCCTCTTATAGATTTCATGGAGATGCTCGTCCTTGATCGCCCGCAACTCATCCTTGGAAGCCGGGCGGCCCAAATGCTTGCTGAAGGTGGCCAGCGTCACGCCCTTCATGGTGGCGCCGCCAGGATCAGCCGGATGGTCAGCCCAGCCACCCTCGTGATGCAGCACCATCTTTAGGGCCTGGGGGAACATATCCTTCATTTGTGGGCCATCCTGTTCAACGCCTCGGTCTTTTCCTTGCTGCCGGCGCTGCTGCCAAAGTAGTAGGCCATGACACCGCCAAAGGCTGTGCCCAGCGTCCCCAGCATCACCAGCATGGCTTCAGACCCGCCCGTAGTCGGCAGGCCATGCGTCAGCATGTAAAACAGCACCCCGAAATACCCGACAGTAATACCGCCGGCCAGGATCTTGGGGGTCCAGTCTTTGGTCTTGATTTCCCGATTGCGGGCGCTGTCGCGGTCCTCGCTGGCAATCCGCTCCAGATCAATGTCTAACTCGCGCATCTGCAAAGCGAAGTCGTTCTCCGCCTTCTTCAGCGCCAGCAACTGCTCCGGCGTGGCCTTTGCGGCAGCCTGCAACAACTCCTCTTCAGACCCGTCTGGCTTACCCAGAAGGGCCTCAGAGATGGCCTTGGTGGCCATGCCAGCCAGCGGGCCGCCTACCGCGCTGGCGATGCTCGGCGCCACCGTGCGGACCAAATTGAGAAGCTGCTCCATCCTATTTCTCCAGCGTGAAGGTGAGGTTTTGGTGCCGCGGATAGGTTACCGTCCGCTCACCCTCTGGGCATTTGTACTTGATTGTCGCCAACAGCGTTGCCCGGCCAGGATTGATAGCATCCTTATCGTCGATGGTCAGAAGATAGGTAAACGTGTCTATCTCCGGACCAGCCGGGCCGGTAAACCGGGTCATACTCGGCGTGGCCTGATGGATAACCCCACCACCGTCCCTGACCGTCACCTCAAAGCCCTCAACCGAACAATCGTCGCGCTTCTTGACCCTGGCCACCGTTACCGTAACAGGCTGGCCAATCTTGGCCGGTTCAATCCTGAAATGCTCCGGCGCCCAGGCAATGATCTCATTCTTGAACCAGCCAAATTTCTCGCCGGCCGTGTAGCCGCCGACAGCCAGCGCAAAGCTGGCCGTGGCAAACTGAATGATGGGCGTGAGCTTGGGCAGTTCCATATCATTTAGCCAAAGCAATCTGAGAACAACTCTTGGGTAAAACCTCAGTATTAGAGATTATTGCGGTAGAGGTTTTACGATCAATGGTCAGATACCCATAACAAACAATGTTATAGTCCTGACCATTTTCATCCTTTTCGCTTTTTACTGGCGCTGTAATATCCAAGTGCTTGAACAAGTATTCTTTTCCGTTTTCAAAAACACGCCAGACATGATCGCCAGTGCCTCGGCCGGGATTGCCTCGCGTTTTGTTGAAACGGATTTGATACTTATTCATACAATTTCAGCCGCCGGCATAGGACACGCAGCAACCGGAGCCATTTGCACATTCAAATTGAAATGCACAAATTTAATCGGTTTATCTGACGCATGCCGCGTGAATGAATGCGCCAACCAAGCATTTGAAAAGATCATCATGCCCGGCTTTGGCTCAAAATTAATCATCTTGCTGGCAACTGTAGCCTGATTAGGATCAGTCTCAGGCAGATCAATCTGCACTTTACCAGCGCGAGGATCATGAAAAATTACGCGAGGCGAGTTTTCCGGCACTTCAAGAAAGTAGAAACCAACAATCTGTGCGCCGTACCCGTGCGTGTGTTGCTCCATAGACGAATGCTTGTGATGCTCTTGCGTCCACATTTCCGTGAAAGACACCACTTTATCGTGCATGGCGTAGCCCTGCTCGTTAAGGATATTCCAAGCAGTTGATCCCACAAATTCGGTGAATGTCGCCACACGAGGATCAGCAAAAAAGTTTTCGCTCATCATCACGGGGTAAATATCATCAAGCTTTCGTTCTTTATGCAACTTCTGGAGAGATTCGTCCGAAACCTCAGTAACAGAAGGCAGAAAGTCCGGCCGCTCAATGATATAAATTGGGCAGGGAAAATGAAAGGCGACCTGCAACTGAGTGTTGTAAACAATCTCAGCAACCTGTTCTGCCGCCTTGCAGGCTTTTTTCTTTTTCACGCGGTCACCTCAACCCAAGCCCAAGCAGTGAAATCGAATTTATATTGCTTGCCGTCTTGAGGAAAGGCGGGCACAACTTTCCAGTTATTTTCTGCGCCGCACCAAGCGATAGTCACACCATCAACCGGCTCGGGGCGCGGAATAGGTGGCTCATATTGGCAAGTGGCTTCATTGAAAAACCACAAGGCCCAATTTTCTGCCTGATCTCGCGCCGCCCAAGCATCCTTTACTTCTTTCTGCTTGGCCACTTTTTCTTCAGCAGTCATTTCGCGGACAGCCCAAACATCAGTCCAAGTGCCATCAACTTTTTCATAGGTTGGCATGTCACTATCAAGAACCTGATATACGCTGGGAGTTGGACGCTCCACGCGAATAAAAGGTTCCCAATGCGCTGGGATTTCACCAAAAGCCTGCATGAGGTTATCCTCAAATGCAGGATGGTTTTTGGTTTGGCCGTTTTCGACCTCAATGTACAAATTCATTTTTTCTTCCCTATATCAAGGTGAACTTGTGTTTGTAGATGGGAATGAGCGCGTAGTTCCAGGCCAAATGATTCGCACGGCGCCGCGCCCACCAGTACCACCAGCAGTAAGATTCCCAAAATATCCAGAGCCTGCACCGCCACCATACAATCCACCACTCATGTTGGCGCTAAATGCAATACCTCCGTTAGAACCGCACGATCCACCCTTACCATTTATGTTTGTGGTACTTGCACCAATACCGCCTGCACCGTTAGCGCCTTGACCTAAAATTCCTACACCGCCGCCACCACCATTTTGGGAGTAACAACCGCAGTCCCCCGAGCCAGCACCACCGCCACCACCACCAGAACCTGCTGTACCGTTACCCCTAGGATATGTTCCGCCATTACCACCGCTTCCGGCATAACCGCCAGCGCCACCACCTCCAAACTGTTGCGGGGTGCCGCCACTGCCGCCACCATCTCCAGTATAACCGCCGCCACTGCCGCCGCCACCACCGCCCTGTCCCCCTCTAACAGTTGCGGTTGTATTAAAATATGATGCCCCTCCTGCAGAACCACCACCACCAGTACCAGCAGCGCCCCCTGCACCACCAGAGCCAACAACAACCGTATAACTATTCCCTGGGGTTACTGATATGTTATTTTTATATCCCAAACCGCCGCCCCCGCCTCCTTTGATAAAGGCGCCTCCATCGCCACCAGCACCGCCGCCGCCGCCACCCACAGCGACAACAGAAACAGATGTTACGCCAGCAGGAGCAACCCAAGAATAAGTTCCCGCCGTTGTATAAGACTGCGAACCAGCAGACACCGCCGTAATACTATTAGAGGAAGCACTCCCCGGCCCCGTGCCGCCCGGCGTGACGCCGTAAGCCTTAAACGTGTAGGATGTTCCGTTTGTTAGGCCGCTGACAACAATCGGGGATGAAGCTGCGGTATTTGAAAAACAACCCGGCGTAGAAACAACGCTATAAGTCAAAGATCCAGCAC